TTCCTTGCTGGTGGTGGAACATTAGTATTTCTATTGGTTACTTTTTTATTACTAGAAGATCTGGTCGCCATAATCTCCCTCATCAAATTCTATAATTGGGGTTATTATCATATAACCTATTGGTAGAAACTGTTGTGGCATTCTCTCCATAATAGCTCTCCTCTTAAAGTAATCTTCAAGGAGAATATCATCTCCTGTATCATCAACATCAACAAGGTGTTGATCAACCATCTCTACAAATATTTTATCTGATTCGTTCATTATCCACCCATTCCTGCCAACATCTGTGCAATTCCTGGTGGTGGTCCTTGAGGAGCTGGACCTACTTGTTCTCCAACAAATGATATTTCTTCCTCTGTCATCTGTGGTTCTTGTGGTGTAAAGAATTTATCTAAAATGTTCTCTACATCTCCTGGGTTTTTTCTTATCTCAACAATAGCTAATGTTGCTCTTTGGTCGCCCTGTTGTGATAGTGTAAGTAAAGTATCAAACAATACCTTATCTGCTTTCTCTCTAGTTATTCGTTCATTAACTCTAACTATGTTATCTAACCCATCAAGGTTCTCCTGTAAAGTCTGTGTATCAATAATACCTGCCTGAAGTAATTGCAATCCTGTAACTATTTTCTGTGGTTCATCATAACCAGCCATAGCTCCATACACTCTGCGTGTTCTATAATTAAATCCTATATCTTTCTCTGGATCATATTTCTCTGCATAGAACTTATTATCCATATATCCTGATAATGGTTTTGGTTTTCCACCATACATAACACTATCCCACTCAAGTCTTTTAGCATCTGTCTGTTCAATAGCATCTGCCATTACTGTATGATATTCTCTAATCATCAAAGACATTGATGCACCTAGTTCCTCTAAACCTCTACCAGTAGCAAAGCTAAGTGGAGATTGTGCATCATCAGTAACAGGATATGCACCACCAACTCTTAGTTGTCGTTCAATCCTATCTATCTGTTGAAAAATCTGATAAGGAACATTTGAAGCTGGTTTTGAAACCTGTGTTCCTGGAGCTAGATAGTTTACAGCAAACCTTCCTTTTCTATACTGTCCTGATTCAAGCTCTCCTGAAATATTTGTTTCTGTAAAGACAGCATCTTCCATAGCGATAATGCTCATAACATTCATCTTTGCCATAGCTGCCATCAATCCTATGATCTGGTCATACTGTCCTTCTAGCTGGTCAAATGAAAACTTCTTAGCTACAACGAAAGCAGGACCACTTGATAATGGATTTGGAACAAAATCAAGTACTGTTCCTGATGCCATATGATATACATATGTTCCTTCATCATTATAATATTCTGCAACTAAATCTCCCTGTCCGTTGGAGTTAGCCCAAGAACCTGAATAAGAATCTGTATATGGAGAAGCATATCCACCACCGATATTTAATCCTTCGTGTTTAGCATCTCTGTTAATTACATCTTTGAAATCTGGATAGACATTCTCTAGTGCATACTTTGGAACTCTACGAACTATGGATAAATCTACTGGTTTTTGGTCTGCACCATAATAACCAGGAAAACAGTTATATGGATCTCTTAGTTCTGCACAGGGATAAGGAACACCACTAGAATCTTTTCTCTCTCTAATAACCCATACAGCAAAACCATAACCTGGTAGCCACCTACCAACCTGTGGCATTTGAATATCTAATCTCTGGTTGTCATCATAAGCAGTAATAATCCTTGCAATCTTTTCTGCTTTTTGTTTTGACCTTTGTGAATCTCTGTCATTAGGTACATCTATTTTAAGGTTTGGGATTCTACCAATCTTTTGTGATAAATGCTCTAATCCTGTGGACATAAGGTTTGGAACTGGAACTTGCCAATCTTGAAAACCTTTGATCTGGTCGCCTAATAAAGCCATAATACCTGAAGGTCCACCATTCATAATTGCACGAATACGACCTCTTGTTGCATATGCTTGTTGATTATCGTAATGTAGTTGCGTTATTCTATCTTGTAAATCTGTTGCTTTCATCTTAATTCCAAGGTGCTTCGTTCATTTCGCTTATATCCCATTCTCCAAAACTTGGTTTATAATCCAACCCTATCTCTGCTATTCGTTCCTTTTGTAATCTTCTAATGACACGCATTGGAAACCAAGATGCCATAACTACATCAGACTTGTAACTTTTTCCTCTACTAGCAGAAGTTGAGAAATAAATTAGTTGCCTACGATATATATTACTCTTAGTTTCACTTTCTGCGTTACCATAAGGCAAACTTATTAATTTCTCCTGAAATAGCTGTTTCATAGAGCCAACACCAAAAATAGGATCAAATTTGTTTTTCTGTGTCTGGTGTCCTTCTAAATAAACACCTTGTCTTGCACAATAGTCTTTTATATCTTTATCTTGTCTAATGGCTTTCTGAAATCCGTTCTCCTCAATAACCCAATGAGCAAGTCCGTACATCTCATACCACTTCTTGATTGAATCTTTTGCTTGTAGTATCCCACCACCTTCTTCATTTTCTATATCAACTAGATACATCATTCCTGTTTCAGGATTAGCTGCCCATAACACACAGGCTTGGAATCCAGTAGATGCTGGATCTAACCCTGCTACTAAATGAGTTCCTGATGGAATATGTCCTACTACTCTATTAACATCTCTACATTCATCAATATCATCAATATCAAACATTGTTATACCATCAACAAATGCTTTATTAAGATACACCATTTCAAAGATAGCTTTACCACCTGTTGTTTCTGCTGCTCTCCTTCTTGAGAGTAACCACTTATAACTTCGCTTAGATGCCCATAACATACACTTTTTATGTAATTTAACTTCATCTTCAGGAAGTACACATTCTGAACTATGTGCTTCCTCAACGATTGTTTGCATCTCTTGGTTCTCTAAAAGAAAGTTATATAAATCCTCTGGGTGCTGTCTTGAGCCGATAACTACAATAGCTGTATGTTCCTCTTTCCTTGAAGAAAGAGTTGTTGTCCACCATTGTCTTGTCTGTTCTCTTGCACTTGGTTGAACAGTTGTGCCGTGGTCCTCAATGTCATCAGCAATAATTAAATCACAATCTCTTGAGAGAATCTTTCCACCTTTCCCAACTGCAACTAAGGTTGGGGATTTAATTCCTGTAATTGTTCTCGTTGCTATTGTGAACTGTCCTGAACTCCAAGATTTGCCTGATCTGTTCTTTGGCTTAAATGAACCACCTGGACCACAGAAGTCCTCAATTAATTTTTCATTATTATCTAAATGGTCTAGTACAGCTCCTACTGCGTTCTTTGCTATCTCCTCATTACCACCTACCCACATAATTCTTGTGTTAGGGTTTTTACAAATCTGCCATACTGCAAAGTGTGTAAGCAAGTCTGTCTTTCCGTGTCGTGGTGGAGAGAGAATCATTTGTTCCCCACCTGTCTTAATTGCATCTAAAATAGAGTTAATCCATTTTTCGTGAAAGTCTGCTGTTTCGTACTTCTCTCCTGTTTCTGTTTGAAAGTACCTATCTCTAAACGCAGAGAATTTTTTTAATGCTTTCTCTGCTTCTTTATCAATCTTCCAGTTCTCTTGCAGTTCCTCGTTTCGCTTATCAATTCTGTACGCATTGTGCATCTTATTAACAATATCTCTATGCACCTCTAGTTTTTTTGCTACATCTGCTTGTTTTAGTTTTTTGCTCTCAACTAACTCTGCATACTTCGCAACATACTCCTCGTAATTATCTCCACGATTGAGATGAGAAGCAGGAACATCAACTGGATCTAAATTTCTCTCAACTTCCCTCTCTTTGATTCTTTTGTATTTAGCTTTGTTCCTACATTGTTCAGTACAATACCTTTGATTGTTATTTGGTGCTGTGTATCGTTTCTCACAACCAGTATTACTACAAGTCTTTCGTTCAGCCATTACTTTTTTCTCTGTCTTGCGTAATAAGCTCTGACTTGCTTCCCTGTTAAGATTCTTCCACTAGGGGATCTAAATTTATTCTTTCCAACTTTCTTAAAAGGCATTATCTTCTATATCTATTTTTCTTGTTAGCCTTCTTTGGCTTATACCCTTTTTTCGGCATTTCATCTCCTATACTATATATGGTATGAGTGAGTATATCAAAGGTAATAAATACCCTAATAGTAAACCCTCTAAGACTTATAGTAGTGGAAGGGTATGTAAAAACAACAACTGCGATACTCTTATTTCAAAATACAATAAATACCCCTGGTGTAATAAACATAAACTAAAGACCTTTCCAAGAATCAAAGGAAGAAACGCACCTACTAATCTACAAGAACCTTTGGAATAAAAAAAATTTTTTTCTGTGGAGTAGTTGGGAATTGAACCCAAGTTTCCTCTACCACTGCTGGTAAAGGGATTGCCTTTCTACCCCTCTTTATCCTATCTTAAATCAACAAACAAACCTTCAAAGTTCTTTATTGCTTCTACACATTCGTTACCCATAGCAACCAGTATGCTTGGTGCTTGTGATGATCCTTTGCCTTCTCCATTCAATAAAAACTTTACTCTACCTTTCTTAAACAGTATTGCATCTGTTTTTGGTATCCAATCGTGCCACCATTTTGTATCGCTACGATTAAACAGTAGTGCTACACCTTCTTTGTTATTGACAAACTTCTCTAACCACAAACTCATTTCGTTTCTTGTGTAAGGTGGGTTCAACCAAACCCTACCAAACCAATCCTGGTCAAGTCCATTATCTTCTTTAGTGTATATATGTTTTGCACCTATAATCTTATTTGCATCTTCAGAAGTAGCAGGATCTAAATCAAATTCTAAACCTAGAGTATCTATTATTTCCTTTGGTGTCCACCATTCAGTACCACCACTACTACCAAAATGTTCAACAAATCCACTTTGCAATTTGACTCCTTTCTCTATATAAAGAAAAACTCTCTATCTTAGAAGATTCTCTATTGCTAGAGAACTTTCTTTTCAAGAGAGTTTCTCTCTGTACTATATACTATAAACTGGGCAAGTTTATTTGTTATGTTTCTCATTATAGAGAACTTGTGATACTATTCAAGTAACAAACAAGAGAAATCCCCAGCTTTAAGAAAGATCTCTCTGACCATACTTTATTAATCAAGTGGACTAGCTGGACCATAATAACTAGGGTAAAAGCCTATTATTTCATATATATTAAGCATTAGTCATAGACAAATGTTATCTGGTTGGGTGGGATGACACAGGGTTAGAAGTATTCTTTTTTACCAGTAAATGAAGTAGAATGATTCTATTGAAGAAATGTAAAGAGTGTAAAAAGCCTTTAGTTAAAAGAGAAAATGTTCTTTTTTGTCAAAGTTCTAGTACTGTATGTTCAAGATCCTTAAAGGGATTTATTGATAAATAACTGGTAATTATTACCAAAAAGTTTCCAATGATATTCTAGTGTCTTTCGCTACGCTCACAGGGGGTTTTCATTGATATTTGCATTGTTTTTTACAACGCATCATAACTATAGTTATGGGACTACGCTAAATAACCAATGATTAACAGGATTTATCGCTTAATTCTCCAAAATATAACCAACTAGCTAGAATATGGGGGATTTTGTTTAAGTTATGGGATAGGGTGTATTGATATGCTAAGCGATACTAACTACCTAAACAACCCTATAGATTACATAACAAAACCTAAACCAATTTTGATCTGAACTGTGAAATATTATTTATTATTCTTAGGTTGCATTATCTGTTAATAGTGTTAACATAATATTATTGTTGTTTAAGGAAGGTAAATAATGAACGATGAAACAAGAGAAATTATTAGAGATGCTTTATTTGATAATAATTTTAGAATAAAATATTCTGGCGATTTATCTAATTTCTTAAAAGAAATAAATGAAAAGCTAGAAATAAATAGAAAGGTTAAATAATGAAAGAAACACAGACTGAAAAGGTCACAAGGTATCTTTTTATAAATGGTAATTCTGATAACAAAACTATTGCGAATGATTTAGAAATTATTTCGCATAATGTTAGAAGAATAACAGGACAGGAAACACTAAAAGGAAATTACGAAAGAGTTTCAAAAGGTGTTTATGTTCTAAGCGAAAGCAAGTTAAAAGAATATCGAGAACTAAATAGAGAGGTTGGTTAATAATAATGAATGATGATGTAAGAGAAATTATTTCAGAAGCTGTCTTTAATAATCAATTTGGATATATTGGGGTGGGTGGAAGAATGCACATATCTCCTGACAGATATTATTTC